GTTCTGCCTATCTCTGGTAATCAGTTCGTGCGCTCGGAGGAGTATCTCCGCGCCTGCGGTTGGGTCGTGCATTGTTCCCCTTTGAGAGTTGTTCGACTTTGGCTATCAGATTCCACAACTCATCTTGTTCAGCCACCCCTGGGTAGACCTTACGCAGATACGTTGCGATTTTTCGTAACTCCATTTTGGTGAACTGTTCGGGCATTGTCAAGCATCCCCTCCGTCGCGTGGAACTCTATGTGGTCGTCGAGCCGTTCGTCAAGGCGTTCGACCTTGTCCTCCACCCGCTGCTGCCCCTTGTGCAGAATCTTCAGCATCCCGAGCACGACCTGGTGGTCGGTGTGGTTCTCGGTCTTGAACTTCTGGAGAACTGCGACGATGATACCTCCGACCGCTGTGACGACGGCGGCGAGTATCAGCGCCCAGTTCGCATCCATTACGCCTCGGGCGTAGGACGCGTAGCCAACCAGGACTTGACCGCTTCAGGCGTCGCGTCACCAGCCACATAACGCAGGTGCCAGGGTTCGCTCTGAACCTCCCAAGAAAATCCGAAGCGTTGAGCGTTCTTCAACAGCCACGCCAAGCGTGCACCCGAAGCGTTAGCGATGTCGATGGCGATACCGAGGTTGTGGTTCGATGTGCCTGGGACAGCCATCGGCGCTAACCCTTTTTTGAGGTACCACGCTTTCCCTTTGTAGATGCGCGGGTTTTGCTTGAGGAGTTTCTTGCCTGGCTTGTCCGTGTACCTCTGGTAGAAGCCATACTCTTGGGTTTCGAGCGAACGGTAGGTGTCCGCTTGCGAGGTTGGGGAGAGGTCGATGCCTTCGGCGTTGGCGGCTGCGTCCATCGCTTCGTATGCGTCAGCCGCACAATGATGGAGTTTGCCTTTGCCTTCAATCCCGCGAAGAAGTTCTTGAGGGAGTTCACCTGGTTTTACCCCTTTCAAGTGGGAACATAGGGTGACCTTGACGACGGGGTATTTATCCGCCATGGGTTACTTCTTGAACGCTTCTTGGATTTCCTCTGCGGTCAACTCGCCGTCGGTCGAAGCGGCAGCCAGTTTCTGCAATACGCCTGCGACAGCCATGAAGCCAGCAATCAACGCCGACTTCACCACCGACACGCCGATGACCGCGCCACCCGTAATGGCTGGTAAGGCGGTAGCAACGAACAGGGAGAACAGGCGCTGTCCTAAGTCAAGGGTCTTGGCGATGGTCTTGTTGGCGATTGACATGAACTTATCCATTGTCTTCCCCTTGTGTGAAAGTTAGCAGTGAGTGTAGCACCAGGGCGACACCCGTAATCCACAGGGCTTGGCGCAGGGTGGGACCGCTCAGGGTTATCAACACAAGTCCTGTACCCGCGAGAGTCCAAGAGTTTTCAGTGACGTAAGACAGGAACTTTTTCATTTCTGTCGCATCCTAGACGACGCCCCCGCAGCAGTAATGGCGGCTCCTACCGCGACCAGGGTTCTGCGTGTGCCGACGGGAATGTTCGAGCCGACAGGCACATAGTCATCCAAGCCTTCTTTGAAGATGTCGATTTGGTCCTCGAACTCTTCGCGTACTTCGTCGGGTGCGTTCTGGACTGCGACGATAAGGGCGGCTACTTGTTCCTCGTCGAGGTCTTGGACTTCTAGTTCTGCGAACACTTCGGCTGCCTGCTCGACGGTGACGGTCTCGATGGTCGCGGCTATCTGTTGCGGTGTCGGGTCAGCGGGAAGGGTAACCTGTGGTGATGATGGTGTTTCTGGCTGGGTGGCTGGCGGTGGGGCTTGTGTTGTTGGCGTCGCTTGCGTGGTTGGGGTTTCTGGGACGGTTGTTGTCGGAGGAACCGTTGTGCGAACCGTCGTCGTGCTGCTCTCCAGAGTCGTCGAAGGCGCAACGGTTGTTGGCGGAGGAGGCAGGGTTGTCGGGGGAAGCGTTGTCGTCGTCTCAGGAACGGTCGTCGTCGTTGTAGTTGTCGGCGGTTCGGTGGTCGTCGTGGTTGATGTGGTGGTTGCTGGCGGCACGTAGACGGTCGTTGTCGTGGTTTCTGGGGGTGGGGCTTGGGTTGTGGTGGTGGTTGCGGGCGGTACGTAGACCGTCGTAGTCGTCGTCGTAGTCGTGGTGGTGGTCGTCGTTGTCGTCTGCTCGGTAGTGGTGGTCGGCGGAACCGTCGTCGTGGTGGTTGGCGGCTCGGTCGTAGTCGTCGTGGTCTCAACGGTGGTTGTGGTTGCCTCAGTCGTCGTGGTGGACGGCACCGTAGTCGTAGTGGTTGACGTGGTAGTCGTGGTTGTCGGGGTCAACGGTTGGCGGGTGAACGCCGAATCAGGCACAATCTCCCACGGTCCGTTGTTGATGCGCCACGCCAACATGTAGCACGCGCTACCACCCCACTCGAAGAACCAGCCGTCAAGCGGCAGTGAGCCTGACTCGGTGATGAACACCTGCTGGGACCATGAGCAACCTTTCAGGTTCCATGTCCCGAACTCTGTCTGCCCTACTTTGACTGTGCCGCCGTCGTCTGCGGCGACCATCATCTGCACCGTCGAGTTCTCAGGAATCGTGATGTAGCCCGTGTAGTGGACCATGAAGTAGTCCCAGCCGCAGTCTTGGAATGGTTCGCCGTCGAAGTTGCGGTTGATGTTGTTCTCAACCTCCGACCCGCAGGTGGGGTAGAGGTCATCTACGCGTAGCGGTATCCCTGTCGGCTGATATTTGTAGCCGACAGCGTTCAGCCCTGGAACAGGGTCTGCTTTTGCTGGGACGGTGAGTGCTAGGACTGCCGCTGGTGCGAAAATCAGCCAGCGGAGACGGCGACCCATGAGGTCGTATCCTCATCCCACGAGTATTGTTCCCCGTCGGTCGGATACGGCACAGGTGCTTCCCAGCGGCATGTTGATTCGTTCAACGTCCATGATGCGTAGGGTTGTGGTGCGATGAACGCGTCACGTGCGGCGTCGTACGTGTAGCCGATGCCCGCATAGTTTTTGCGGAAGTTCCCGTTGTAAGAGGTTTGTTTCCAGTTCGAGCCGAGTCCGAGTCCTGCGAGGAAGTCGATGCCCTGCTGCTCGTTGGCGGGTGCTGGGTCGGGGCAGTCCTGGTTGGATACGGAGAGGACGCGGAGGACGGTGTTGCTGGGGTCTAGTTCTGCGAAGTATGCCATGACGTTCCTTTACGCTACCACGAGGGAACCTGAACTGTTGAAGGTGTGGATGGTGTAGGAACCAGAAGTAGTAATCGTTCCACCAGTAATCGATGCCCATGCTGCTTCCGCGGTCAAATAGCGAACTATGACGACACCCGCACCACCAGCCGACGCTACATAAATACTTGTATTGGAACCACTACCACCGCCACCGCCACCACCAGTGTTTGCCGTTCCAGCAGTAGATGAAACTGCTGCACTACGGGCTGCGCCGTTACCGCCACCACCAGTGCCGCCACTTGAAGCAGCACCATCCTGACCTGCTCCACCACCTCCGCCACGAGTTACCGCAGAACCAGTGATAGATGAACTCAATCCATTACCACCATTGACCGTCGTGGTGGTTGCGCCAGCACCACCGCCGCCGCCGCCAGTGTTTGAGCCATTTCCACTATCACCCGAATAACCTTGCACTGGAGATGCTGTTCTGGTTCCTGCACCACCAGATTGTGATGCGCCGCCGCCAGAAGAACCACCATTTCCACCTGCACCGTTGTCACCACCGCCACCACCACCGCCACCAGTTGCCGTGATTGTGCTGAACACGCTGTTGCTGCCAGCAGAACCCTGCGACTGATAACCACCACCAGCACCACCGCCACCAACCGTCACAGTGTAAGTCCCAGAACTCAACACCAATGCGGATTCCGCACTACCTCCACCACCAGTTGTTTCTCCCGAAACAGAGTTACGATAACCGCCCGCACCACCACCACCGCCAGCGCGAAAATCTGCGTTGGCATTATGTCCGCCACCGCCACCGCCGCCAGCAACAACCAAATACTCTACGGAAACACTGTAAATCGGCGAAGTCCAGCCGCTACCAAACCATCTACCCACAAGGGTTGAGGGACGAGTCCGTGCGCCTCTCATGCGACCACCAAACTACCTGTCGCGTTGAACGTGTGAATCGTCCAATCACCAGACGTCGTTATCGTGCCGCCTGTGATGCTGCGTCCTTTGGCTTGGTCGGTGCGGTAGCGGACGATGACCACGCCAGCACCGCCAGCAGCACCACCAGTTCCGATGTTGTCACCGCCACCGCCACCACCCGTATTGGCAGTACCAAGTTGTCCTGGGTTTGCACCGCCACCAGTACCGCCATTGTTGCCACTAGCACTTGCACCACCACCACCACGAGTTACGGAAGAACCAGTGATTGACGACGACAAACCATCACCACCATCTCCTTGACCGTCAGTATTGCCAGCCTCACTCGCACCACCACCGCCACCACCAACAGGTCCAGTGTTGATACCTGCACCGCCGTTGTAACCCTGCACAGGCGATGCCGTTCTTGCACCACCAGCACCATTCCCAGAACCTTGACCGCCACCGCCAGAACCACCAGTTGCACCAGCGACACCAGCACCAGTGCTTCCGCCAGCACCACCACCACCGCCAGTAGACGTGATTGTCGCCAAGTTCGTTCCACTGATACTGCTTGCGTTACCACTCGATGCGACACCTGGCGTCGGCGCACCAGCACCGCCACCACCAACCGTGATTGTGTATGTGCCAGTCGTTATTGCTATCACCGATTCGGCGGCACCACCACCACCAGTCGTTTCGCCACTAACTGAGTTGCGATAACCGCCTGCGCCACCACCGCCGCCGTTTCCACCCGTAGCACCGCCACCTCCGCCAGCGATAATCAGATACTCAACAGGAAGATTCAGGCTCATCCAGTTAGCGACATACTCGCTAACCCGCTCCCGTTGACCCCAACGCAAAGTCATCCGCTACCTCAGGTAATGCGGTTGACGTAACCGCC